GAGCCGATCGGCGATTTTAACCATCTGATGGACGCTATGCGCTACGGCCTTGAAAAATACATCAGAAACAAGAAATGGATTATTTAGGAAGCATGTGAGAAGCAATGTTAAAAACCGAAGAAATCAAACGTTTTATTAATAACGACAGAACCGGCAGGCGCAAAAGAAATCTCCGTCTGGGACAAAAATATTACGAGGGGAAGCACGATATTCTCGCATATCGTCTGTTTTACTTCAATGCAGACAGCAAGCTCGTTGAGGACACGACGAGGAGCAATATCAAAATATCGCATCCGTTCTTTACGGAGCTTGTCGATCAGTGCGTTCAGTATATGCTTTCGGGCAAGGAAAGCTTTGTCATTTCTGATGACGATAAGCTGCAAAAGGAGCTTGATGAATATTTTGGCGAGGAGTTTCGCGCCGAGCTCTCCGATATGCTGACCGACGTGTGCGTCGGCGGTTTCGGCAATATGTACGCGTACAAGTCGGCAAAAGACAGACTTTCCTTCCAGTACGCCGACGCGCTCGGCGTTATCGAGGTCAAGGCAAAGGAAACAGACGACAAAAACGAGTATTACATCTACACGTATGTTGACCGCATAGATAAGGACAACAGAGCTATCAACCGCATTCAGGTGTGGGATAAGAAAACAGTTACCTATTACGTTCAGGTAGGCGACGGCGAAATCAAGATTGACGAATCGGAACCCGTCAATCCGCGCCCGCATATCGTGTTTGAGAAGGAGAACGAGGAAGGAAAATTCGGGGATTCGCTCGGGTATATCCCTTTCTTCCGCATGGACGCCAACAGAAAGCAGATAAGCCACCTGCAGCCAATTAAAGGTATTATCGACGATTATGACCTTATGGCATGCGGACTTTCCAACAACATTCAGGACGTCGGAGAATCGCTGTATGTAGTCAGGGGCTTCGAGGGCGACGATATGGAAGAGCTGATGCAGAATATCAAGACCAAAAAGCATATCGGAGTCACTTCCGACGGCGGCGTCGATATTATGACCGTAGATATTCCGTATGAGGCGCGAAAAGAGAAGATGCAGGAGGACGAAAAGAATATTTACCGCTTCGGTATGGGCTTTAACTCCTCTCAGATCGGCGACGGCAATATTACGAATATCGTAATAAAGTCCCGTTACGCTCTGCTTGACTTAAAATGCAACAAGCTTGAATCCAAACTGAAATCCTTTATGAAAAAGCTTATTAAGGTTGTTCTTAAGGAGATAAACGAACAAAACGGCACGAATTACGCCATGAAGGATGTGCGGATTGATTTTAAGCGCGAGGTCATGACGAACGCCGCCGATAATGCTCAGATCGAAAAGACGGAAGCGGAAACGAAACAGATCAAGATCAATACAATTCTCGACATGGCAGCCCGAATAGACGATGAATCAGTTTTGAGAATGCTGTGCGACGTTATGGATCTGGACTTCGAGGATATCAAAGGCAGGGTTGAAAAAAATCCTGCTCTTGACCTCAATTCCGCCTCGGAAACGCTTGCCGGGGCTAAGGCTGACGGTGAGCTGAATGAATAAACGGCAAAAAGAGGTACTGGAGGTCTGTTTGGAGGATGAAAAAGAGGTTCTCGGACAGCTGAAAGCAAACTATACAGACGCTCTTGCCGACATTAAGCTGAAAATCAAGAATTTGCAGAGCAATCCGTTAACACAATCAAAAATCTATCAGATAGAGTATCAGCAGTCGCTTGAAAAGCAAATCTCCGGGATCCTTGACATTCTCAACGGAAATAATTTTGCGACTATCTCCGGATATCTTGAAAAAAGCTATTCCCGCGGCTTCATCGGGAATATGTACGATTTGCAGGGGCAGGGTGTACCGCTGACGATACCGATCGATGAAAATCAGGTTGTCAAATGCGTGAGCCGTACGGCGGACGGCTATAAGCTGTCCGACAAGCTCGGCGGCAACACCGAGAAGCTGAAAAAGCAGGTAAAAGCGCATATCCAGCGCGGAATAGCGGCAGAGAAACCATATACTGAGATTGCACGCTCAATCAGTGACGAGGGTGAGGCTGATATCAACCGTTCCATGCGGATCGTGCGTACCGAGGGCGGCAGGATCCAGAACGCCGCAAGGCTCGATGCGATGAACGGAGCGGCAAAGCGCGGCGCTGACGTCGTAAAGATGTGGGATTCCACACTTGACGGGAAAACGCGTTCCACTCACAGAGAGCTTGACGGTCAGATAAAAGAGCTTGACGAGCCGTTTGAGGTTGCCGGAAAGAAAGCGCCTGCGCCCTGTAATTTCGGTATCGCCGCCGAGGACTGTAACTGTCGGTGCTGCGTTCTGCAAAGAGCGCGCTGGGCAGTAGATAACCCCGAGTTTCAGAAGTACAAGATGAACAACGAAAACGGCAAGATCATCGAATGCAAGGACTACAAGGAATTTGAAGAAAAATATCTCAAAGCAGTTGAAAAATCAGATGAAAGTGATACAATAAGAGCAAAGAGCAATAAGGAACCGACCGAGAACACATCAAAACCCAGCACAAAGAAGGTTGAAAATACAGCGGAAGCGGTAGTTGATTATTCTTCCGTTGGGTCAAGAGCTTTTTCGGAAGAAGCCAAGCAGCAAATGCTGCGTGATGAAAGAATTATTTCGGGAAATAATTATGAGACGGCTATTCTATATAAAGCAGACGGAACAAAATTGAAGCTCAAAAAAGGTACAAAAGACAGTGTGGATTTTACCAAGAAAGAAATTTCAGAAATGAAGGGCGGCACACTGACCCATAATCACCCCAATGGAACTGTTTTTTCACCTGAAGATATAAATATGCTGGAAAAAGGAAAACTTGCGGAAATACGCGCTTGCAACGGCAGGGGTGCTTATGTTATGCGTAATAATTCTAAATGGCACCCTGATATCTCAGATAATGATGCCATTACAAAGAAATATTGGGAGTGTATGAACGAAGCAAGTAAAAAATATACCGCACTTGCGGCGCAGGAAGGCAAATCACCTATGTACTATCTACGGCAAATGGACGAAGACGGGCTTAAGCTCTTTGCAAAGAGATATGGATTAGAATTCTCATGGGAGGATAAGTTATGAGAATAAATATTAGTGATATACCGGAAAACAAGGCTTTTGACGATTATCCTGATGATACAGAGTTTGTCATGCAGGATAGCGAACCACGCTATATTCTTGAACCGTTTGAAATTATTCCTCCAAATGACCCAAGATATGTTGAGGCATTAACTCTTAAAGAAGCAAGAAAGCAAGCTGGCTTGACCGCGCCCACTTCGTGAGTGCGGTTTTCTTATGCTCAAATAACTGTTTATGACGCGTTGCATCGTTTCGGTGCGGCGCGTTTTTATATACACATCTTCAAAAGTCAGATGTAAAAGAGAGCACTTCAAAACAAGACGAAACTTGTAAAAATCGTATTTGAAAGGATTGTTGGCATGACATTAATGGAAATTTTGAAGGCAAACGGACTCGACGACAAGGCGGCGGAGGCTGTTCTCGCGTCAATGAAGAAGAATAATATCTTCACCGCGTCGGAGGAGAACCTTGACGTGCGCTACGGAAAGCTTAAGGGCGAGCACGATACGCTTACAAGCCAGTACGGCGAGGCGCAGACGCTGATCAAGAACCTGAAGGCGGCGAACAGCGGCAACGAAGAGCTGCAGGGTAAAATCAATAACTACGAGGGCAAGATTCAGCAGATGGAAAAGGAGCTTAAGCAGACAAAGATCGACGCGGCGCTCAAGGTTGCTCTGCTTGAAGCCAAAGTGACCGACGTCGACTATCTGACCTTCAAAATCAAGGAGAAGGGCGAAGTTACGCTGGAGGAAAACGGCAAGATCAAGGGCATCGACGACACGATCGCCGCGCTCAAGACGCAGTTTCCGCAGCATTTCGCGTCATCCGCTAAAAAGAAAATTGATGAAAACAAGCTGCCCGATGACAATAACCATGAAGACGGCGGCACGGAGCCGAAGACTCTCGCGGAAGCTTTACAGCAGAAATACGAGGGCGGCTCCGAATAAGAAGTAAAGAAAGGTGATAATTTATGAGTGCAATGACACTTGAACAGATTAAGGTCGGTGTTAACGATAAGGTCTTTGACAAAATCGTTGACATCTTTTACAGGGAATCCGAGATACTGACGATGCTTCCCTTCGACGGCTGTGTTAACAGCGAGGGCAACAGCACGCTCAGCTACGCTTATGTAAGAAAGGTTCTCCCCGCGGTTGCGGAGTTCAGAAAGCTCTACGGCAGTTACACCGCCAGCGCCGCGACTACCCAGAAATATGTTGCGAGCCTCGCGATCATGGGCGGCAAGATCCAGATCGACCGCGTTCTCAACAAGGCAAAGGGCAAATTTGATAATTTTGCCTATCAGCTGGAGGAGCATATCAAGGCGGTTGCGTCGCTCTTCAACTATACGCTTATCAACGGTGATGCGACATCTACAGCGAACGGCGATCATCCCGAATTTGAGGGACTGGATTCCATGCTTGCGGGCACGACTACCGAGTATAACGCGTCGGCGAAGATTGACCTTTCGACGATCGCGAACCTTAAGACAAATGCCGACGAGTTTTACGAGAAGCTCTCTATTCTCACAAAGGAGACGGACGCCGACGCGCTGCTGATGAACGCCAAGATGATCTCGAAGATCCAGACAGTAGCCCGTATTCTCGGCTACAGAACCGAGACAGAGGAAGCTTTCGGCAAGAAGGCTGTCAGCCTTGACGGTGTGCGCTTCATCGACATGAAGAACCATTACACCGTTTCCAACGGTTCGGCTACCGCGAATTCCGTGGTGCCCGTCAAGACAAGATCAATCGGCGGCACGTCTACCACTGGCTTAACCGATATCTACGCCGTAAAATTTGACGTTAACGACGGTTTCCACGGCATCAGCCTTGACGGTTCCTCGGTGATCGATTCCTATCTGCCAGATTTCAAGTCTCCGAACCCCGTGAAGGACGCTGATCTTGAAATGACTGCGGCGACTATCCTGAAGAACACTCAGCACGCGGGCGTGCTCCGTAACATCAAGATTGTGTAAGGGGTGATTTCTGATGACGTACAAGGTAACGATTGAAAACGGCTTTACCGGCAGAGGCCCCGGCGGCGTCGCTTTTGCAGACGGCACCGCTACGGGTGTAAACGAGCGTATGGCGGAATGGTTCAAGGAGCACAGCGGTTATACCGTTACTCCCGAGGGTAAGAGATCGGCGAAGAAAACCGCCGAGGAGCCCGCCGCTTCTCCCGAAGAATAAGCCCGTTTGAGCTTTTGAAGGGAGGCGCGAGCTTGAAATGATTATTTCTTTTTCCGCGTTGAGTGATATTCTGGCTTCTGCCGGTGTGGGTTTTGATATCATCGGCGCTAAGCAAGGAGAGCTTCTGATGAAGCTCAGCGGGCTTGAATCTTATATCACGTCGATCACTCACAACAATTTCGTAAATAGACGAAAACGCTTTACCGCGAAATCAGAGGGCGGCAAACTCCTCGGCGTTCCTTCGTTTGTCGAAAAAGACACAACACTGTATATCTCGGATTCCATAAATAGGGGCATATGGAAAGTCGGGCAAATCGACAACGAAGAAAACACCGCTTCCTTTTCGGAGTATCTTGCCGACGCCGACAAAAATACCGTTGGAGTTGTGGAGTATCCTCCGGCAATCGTAAACGGTGTAATAAATCTTGTGTTGTGGGATTTAAAACACGATTATTCTAAGGACGGTATCAAGTCGGAAACCATTTCAAGACATACGGTCACTTATTTCGATACAAACAGCGGCGACAAATATATGAATTATCCCGCCGCCATGTTTGATTTTCTCAAGCCTTTTTACAAAGCGAGGTTTTGAGCATCATGATCGGCGGAAATACAAGGGCGACCGTAAAAAGGCGGACGCCTTCATCGGACAATATGAACAGTATTGGCGAGCGTGTTTACAGCTATTTGACCGTCGCCGAATTAATAGGATGGCTTGATTATCTGAGCGGTGATTCGCAGCACACGAATTACCATTCCAAGATACAGGAATCCAGTCACGTCTTTATCTGTGATTATCAGGAGCTAAGGGGCATAACTCCCGAGAATTCCCGGATAGAGATAGACGGTACGATATATCAAATCATGCTGATCGATAATCCCATGAATCTGAACCGCCAGCTTGAAATCTATCTTAAGTACGTAGGTGGTCAGAGTGGCGGTTGAGTTTGAAGATAACAGAATGCAGGTCAAGGAAGCCATACGCGACGCTGCTATCGGTTTTCTGCATGAAGCGGCTGGAGAAATGGTATCCCAGACGGCGAGAAACACTAAGGTGAAAACAAGCCAGACAAAACGCTCATGGAGCTATGTTGTCGACGAAGAAGCCTTGGAAGCGGTTATCGGTTCGTCGTTTCAGAATGCGATCTGGGAGGAATTCGGAACAGGCGAATATGCACTGAACAATAACGGGCGCAAGGGCGGCTGGGTGTATTACGCCGGAAAGGACAAGGACGGCAAAGATCAATTCTATTTCACTCTTGGAAAAAAGCCGCGGCGCCCGTTTTTCAAGGCTTTCAAGGCGCTGAAAACCGCAATAATCCGTAAAGCCGAAAGAAGGTTTGGTGAAATCAAATGATAGAGGTATTAAATTATATCCGTGACGTCTTTTGCTATGAACTCTCCCTTGAATACAGATATCTTGAATATGAATTCGGGGAAATGACAAAATCACCGCCGTCTTATCCGTACTGGGTCGGTGAGATCTCGGACTCAGGGGCAATGTCCGAGGACGGAAAAATCGAGGTCACGGTGTTTCTCAACGGTTTCGCCAGAGGCTCTCGGCTTCAGTTAGAGAAAGAAAAAGCGGTAATCCGCGATTATTTCCGGCACGGAACACAAAGCCTTGTTACGGGGCGACCGTTTAGCGGGGAGCCGACTGTGCTGATCTGCGCCGAATACGGGGGCTGTTTTGATATCGATACGGATGATGACGATTTGAAAAGATGTCAAATCACAATAAAAATAAATTACTGGAAAGGAAGTTGATATAATGGCGTTTGAAGAATTCGTAAAGCACGGAGTTACCGCGGAAACCCCTGAAAACCTTTTGCTGGGCGCGGGAACCATTCATAAAAATCTGGTGTACAGCACTACGAATCACACATGGAATTTCGCCGATTCGCTCATCGGCGCGACCTCCGGCGGCAACAAGCTGACGATCAAGCCGAATATCACGCAGGTCAACGTTGACGGAGCCTGCGTCAGAGTGAAAGGACTTGACATCAAATACGGAGAAACGGCGACGATGGAAACGAATCTCGTTGAGATCACTCCCGATTTGATTAAGGCTTCGATAATCGGAGCAATCGATTCCACGAACACGATCCCGAATCTCACGCATATCGTAACAAAAGCCGATATTTCGGCGGGAGATTATTTTGACAATATCGCTTTTGTCGGCTGGACGGGCAAGGGTAAGCCGGTAATCGTCGTTCTCGAGAACGCGATCTGCACTTCGGGCTTAGTCCTCGATGGAAAAAAGAATGATAACACTGTCCATAAGTGTACATTTGAGTGTACCGCAGACTTGACCGACGAGGTTATAGCTCTCGATAAGCTCCCTGTTCACATTTACTACCCGACCGAGGGATAACAGAAAGGATTTTTAAAAATGGCAGATGAAAAGAAATATACATTCAGACCGCTGAACGCGAAGGACGTTGCACCGCTCTGCAAAATTATCGGAAAAATCGGCGTCAATCAGCTGACAAGATGTTTCTCGCCCGAAACGCTCAGCAGTCTGTTGAGCAGCAGGAAGAAGGACGGCTCCATTGACAAGAGCTCTCTGACTAGGCTCGCAGGAATGAATATCGCTTTTGAAATGGCGAGTATCATTTGTGAACGCATTCCCGCTTGCGAAAGCGAGATTTTCACGCTGCTTTCTAACGTCAGCGGGATGCCTGTTGAGGAAGTTGAGAGCCTTGAGTTTGCGGCCTTCTTCGAGATGGTCGTTGACTTTATTAAAAAGCCCGAATTCAGGGATTTTATCAAGGTTGTTTCGAAATCGTTCAATTTGGGCTGATTAAGTGGATGGACTTGCTGTTCTCGGAATATGCAAGTCCATTTCTTTTAGTTGACCAATTTATCGGGGTTCGTATGTTCTCGGAATTTGTCACGGAAATAATCACGATCCGTAACGACAAGGAGTTGTGGCAATTCTTCCTCAACAAGGTTGAAAACCAGTCGTTCAACGATTGGAAAGCCTCTCTCCCGGGGAACGAACCCGATGATGAAGAAATCGAAACAACCATCACCAAATCTTTCAATCTCCTCAATACCTTTAATCCTGAGTCGCAAAGGAGCGAATAAATGGAACTTTTTAAGCTGTTCGGCACCATTGCTATGCGCAACAGTGAAGCGAACAAGGGTATTGATGATACTACCGATAAAGCAAAACGAGCTAAAGATGATATCGAGGAGCTTGGGGACGAAGGTACCAGAACAGAAGGAAAACTCGGTTCGGCGTTTTCAAAAATCGGCAGCGCCGCGGTAAAGGTCGGACAAACTATCGGCGTCGGTATGCTCGCCGCGAGCGCTGCTGTAGTAAAAATCGGTAAAGACGCTATTGAAACTTATTCCGAATATGAACAGCTTGTCGGCGGTGTAGAAACACTGTTCGGCGCTGGAGGCAAGTCATTAGAGGAATATGCGGACAGCGTCGGTAAATCCGTAGAAGAAGTAGAAGAGAAGTACAATGAGCTGATAGGCGCGCAGGAAATTGTCTTAGAGAACTCCGCCAACGCATATAAGACAGCAGGCTTATCAGCAAACGATTACATGGAGACGGTTACTTCCATCTCCGCATCACTGATTCAATCCTTAAATGGTGATACAACAAAAGCAGCGGAAGTCGCTGATATGGCTATTACGGATATGTCAGACAACGCCAATAAAATGGGCACGAGTATTGACAGCATTCAGAACGCATATCAGGGCTTTGCAAAGCAGAATTACACCATGCTGGACAACCTTAAACTGGGATACGGCGGCACAAAAGAAGAAATGCAAAGGCTTCTGGATGACGCCAATACTCTTAATGAGCAGCAAGGAAAGCACACTGAATATCAGCTGAGCAATTATGCTGATATTGTCGCTGCGATTCACGATGTTCAAACCAACATGGGTATCACGGGCACCACAGCGCAAGAGGCAAGCACCACAATACAGGGTTCTTTAGCTTCTGCAAAAGCCGCATGGGAAAACCTGCTGACAGGCATGACCGATGATACGCAGAATTTCGACCAGCTTATAGATAATTTCTTTGACAGCATCGCTACTGTCGGAGAAAATCTTATCCCGCGCATCAGCACGGTGCTTGACGGCGTCGCAAATCTGATAGAAAGACTCGCGCCACGTATTATTGAAAAAATTCCTGATATCGTAGATACGTTGCTTCCACCGCTGATTAACGGTGCTGTAGCTCTGTTGCGTGCTGTAGTGGACGTAATCCCTCAGATTGTGGAAATGCTTGTCGATGTTCTCCCGGATATTATTGACGGGGTTGAACAGATTTTCAAAGGCATTGTTGACGCGCTGCCGGAGCTGATGAAAACAATATGCGACGCTCTGCCCACGCTGATACCGCAGGTCATTACGGCAATAACCGATATGATTGTTTATCTGATGGAACACATCAGCGAGATAATCCAGCCTCTGATTGACAATCTCCCGAATATTATCATTTCGATTGTTGACGCTTTGGTTGAGAATGTTCCGAAGCTGATTGAGGGAGCTATTCAAATGGTTCTCGGGATTGTGGAGAATATACCGAAAATCATCAAGGGTATTATTGAAGCACTTCCGGAAATCATCGAAAAAGTAATTGTAGGTCTGATTGAATGTATTCCTCAGCTGATTGAGGGCATCATTGAGCTTGTCCTTGAGCTGACGATCGCGCTTCCCGATATTATTGTCGGTATTCTTGAAGCAATTCCTGACATCATGGGCGCTATTGGCGAGGCATTTGTAAAAGCCGGTCCCAAAATGATAGCTGCCTTTGAAAGAATATTCAATAAGCTGAAGGCAAAGCTTGAGGAAAAATTCCCGGGGATTGGCGAATGGTTCGCAGGCATTTGGGAGAATATTACAGGGTTCTTCTCCGGTATAGGCGAATGGTTCCAGGGATTATGGGAAAACATCACAAGCGTATTTTCAGGTATCGGCGAATGGTTCTCCGGAATATGGAACCAAATCACCGACGGCTGGCACACTGTATTTGATCCTTGGATTGAAATCTTCAAGAGAGCCGCGGACTGGGTAAACACAAACGTTGTGCAGCCTGTCACAGAGTTCTTTAAGGGCCTATGGGAAAATGTTTCAGGGTTCTTTTCCAATCTTTGGGACGATATCAGCGGAGTATGGTCAACTGTTTCCGACTGGTTCAATACAAACGTTATAGAGCCTGTATCCGGCTTTTTCGGCGGAATATGGGAAAAGGTATCAGATGGTGCATCTCAAGCATGGGAGGGCGTGAAAAACGCCTTTTCTCCTGTTATTGATTGGTTCAAGAATACCTTCCATGAAGCATGGACAAAAGTCAAGGACGTATTCTCAAAGGGCGGCGAAATCTTCACGGGTATCAAAGAAGGCTTGTTCAACGGTTTTAAGGTTGTAGTAAATGGTCTGATCGACGGCATCAACTACATCATTTCACAGACTTTCTGGGGATTGAACAACGCTTTGGAGAATATCCACAACGTTGAGATCCTCGGTGTGAGACCGTTCGAATGGATAAACACGATTGACGTCCCCGAGATACCCAAACTGGCTAAGGGCGGCGTTGTTGACAAACCAACAATAACCGAAACCGGTGAAGACGGTCCCGAGGCGATCGTGCCGCTCGAGAAAAACACGGAGTGGACTGAGAATGTCGCCAAGCAGATACATGAGTTTACGCTCGTTAATTCCGCAAAGGACGTCAGCCGTGAAATAAAACCGATGAATGATATGATTTCTGTTATAAGAGAGGAAGTCGGTCAAAGGATCAGTAATCTGGAAAGCTCCGTTGATTCAGCACTTGAACTGATGCGGCAATTCTTCCCCGAATTGCTCAGCGCTTTAGATATCCGTATGGTTTTGGACGACGGCACACTTGTTGCGAAAATTACGCCGAAGGTGGACAAACAGCTCGGAATAATCAAGAGACGGAAGGAGCGGAGTTAAATGCAGCCACATTCTGTTAAATTCGGTGATAAGGATTCGTGGGGTGATTTCGGCTTACTGCTGCTTTCGCGTGAAATCGAATATCCGACGCCGAAAACAAAAATGGTTGATGTTCCCGGGTCAAATTCATATATTGACCTGACGGAGGCTGTCAGCAGCGAAGTCAAGTACAAAAACAGAAAACTATCATTCAAATTCATGCTTTATAGTTATCAGCGTATCCTTACCCCTGTGCCGATGCCTTTCTGGCAGGAAATAATTGACAACATAGCAGGATTCCTTCACGGAAAGCGTTTGGAAATCCATCCTTCGTGGGACGAGTGCTATTATGAGGGCAGATGCACTATAAATGAATATCGCACCGACAGGAAAACCGCTACGATCGTGATTGACTGCGATTGCAGCCCGTATAAAATCAAGCACAATTATTTGAATAACGCGTGGATCTGGGACACGTTCAGCTTTATTGACGGAGTAATCTATACTAACGGCTACACGGTGAACGGAAGCTCGGTTATTACTCTGCAGTCAAACCATTCGATTTCCGGATTGCATGTTTCATGCTCCAAGGACATGACGCTGGTATATGAGAACGAAACCTACACGCTGAAAAAAGGTGATAATCAGATCCCCGAAATCAAGCTTCACGGGGGAACGAACTCACTGCAGTTTACCTGCAGCGGCGAGGGCGTTGTCAGCTTTTCGTATAAAGAGGGGGTTTTGTAGTGTACAAGGTATATTGCGATAATCAGCTCTTAAACGATAATACGAGGCACGTGTTACATGACAACAGTACCGAAAGCTGCGTAATTATAGATCCTCATGTCCATTTGGAAGATAATGAGGTCGGCTATTTTTCTTTCAGAATAGCGAGTACACATCCCTATTATTCAATTATTTCAAAGCTAAAATCAATCATCACCGTTGAATCAAACGGCGAGGAGATATTCAGAGGACGACCGACGGAGCAACGAGGTGACTTCAACAACACAAAGGAATTCTATTGCGAGGACGAATTGAGTTATCTCACTCATTCGGTTCAGCGTCAGGCGGAATATCACGACATTTCGCCAAGGGGATTTCTGGAGACGTTGATTGAAGTCCACAACGCTCAGGTCGAGGAGGATAAACACTTTGTTGTCGGCGCCGTCACGGTCGTCGACAGCAATGATTCTCTCTACCGCTACACCAATTATGAGGATACGCTGACCTGCATAAAAACAAAGCTGGTGAAGAAGCTCGGCGGGCATCTTCGTATACGCATTGTGAACGGAGTCAGATATCTTGATTATCTCGCCGATTACCCGCGGATCAATACGCAGGAAATCGAATTCGGTAAAAATCTGCTGGATTTTTCCCAGACCGTTGATGTGTCCGATCTGGCAACAGCCGTCATTCCTCTCGGTGCTTATCTGGAGACCGCGACTATTGAAGCTTTGGACGAGCGCCTCTCTATACGGAGCGTTAACAATGATGTAGATTTCATATACAGCGCTTCTGCCGTACAGAATTACGGCTGGAAATTCAAGGTTGTTACATTCGACGATGTTCACGTTCCCGCAAACCTCCTAAGAAAAGGAAGGGAATACTTAACCGACGCGCAGTTTGAAAATCTTGTGCTTGAATGCTCCGCGCTTGACCTAAGCCATCTGAATGTAAACATAGAGCAAATCATGCTTCTGGATCAGGTACGGGTGCATTCCGAGCCTCATGAGCTAAATAAGCTGTTCCCGGTATCGGTGCTCGATATTTACCTGAATAATCCCGAAGATAATTCCATTGTCCTGGGTAACGCCGAGAGGATAGCTTCATATACCTCAAGCAGTATTTCCAATGACCAGAAAATCATGGAACGGATCAACGGCATTCCTTCCGAGCGTGTTGTGCTGAACGAGGCTATAGCGAACGCTACGGCGCTTATCAATGCTGCCACGCACGGTTATGTTGTTCTCACGCCGGAGGAGCTGCTGATAATGAATACCGACAACACGGCGACAGCGAAAAAAGTTTGGCGCTGGAACCTCGGAGGCTTGGGGTATTCATCATCGGGCTACAACGGTCCTTACGCTACAGCTATCACTATGGACGGTCAGATCGTCGGCGAACGCATAGCCGCTCATTCCGTGTCGGCTGATAAGCTGTCTATAGAATATGTTTCGGAAGTTGAACGCAAAATCAGCGCTGCGGAAGCAAATGCAAAATCCGATACCGATCAGAAGCTGACAGATTATTGGACAAGCGCGGAGGTTCGCACTCAGATTGCCAATACTGCTGATTCCGTTTTGCTGTCCGCGACAGAGGAAGCAAAATCGTACACAGATTCCGCGTTGTCAGATTATTGCACTAAAGCAGCGCTGAGGGTTGAGGTTAGCAATATCACCGCAGAGGTGTCCAAGAAGATTAACGCGTCCGAATGGTCAACCAGAATACAGCAATCTGCAACCGATATTCAGATTGCATGGAATAATATCAGCCGATATATTCAATTTGCAGATGCAAAGCTGCAAATCAAGGACGAATCAAACTATCCTCTCATTGAGCTTTCACACACAGGCATGGAATTCTCGTACAAAAATAAGAGTGTGGGACGTATTGGCTGCTTTTCTACACTCGGAACTAATCACACAGGACTGGAATTTGAGCTAAATAGTAAAGCTCAGTATATGGCATGGGTTGTTCGTGCAAGCGGTCAGATAGCTTCATCCGCAAAGCTCGTCTATGCAAATGATAATATTTATAACGGATATAAAGCCGGTCTTCACTTTGCGTGTGAAACCTATAGCGATGGAAACCTTTATCTTGACGATAACAATAATATTAAATTACTTGAGTCTGGAGTAGGCTATGAAGGCGTATTCAGTTTCGGCGACTACAATTCAAGTACAAATGTTTTTAACAGGCGTATTACTCTCAGCAAAAATTATTTTAATATTTGGAATGGAGTAGGAATCAATTTCTATAATAATCTGAATATGAATAACTACTCAATAATCAATCAATCTGACAGCAGACTGAAAACAAATATTCAACAGACAAAGGTTAAAGCGCTTGATTTGATAAACGGTATTGAGCTGAAGCAGTATGAATGGATTCAGTCAGGCGAATTTGAACCAATAGGAGTGATCGCACAGCAACTACAGGAAGTGGCGCCCGAGCTTGTAGAAGAAGTTGACGGAAAATTGTCGATAAAAACCACAAAACTGATTTTCTACCTTCTGAAGGCCGTCCAGGAACTTTCAGATAAGGGCGGAAAAGGGGCAAAAAACAATTGGAAGGATCCGTATTCGGACAAAGAAAAGCAGCGCTTTTGTGAAACGAACAGTGAAGAAATAGGGGAGCAGTCAAGGACGAGTATCCGAACAAAAGCTCTTCCGTCAACTGAGCACAAAAGCCCAAGGAAAAAGAAAGGTGATAGAAATGGAAGAAAATAAAAGCCTCCCTTTGTCGGTGATATTGGAGGAAGCGAGAAAAGAATACCTGAACGCGTTTCAGAATGTAACCCGCAAATTCAATCTTCCTGCTTATTTGGCTGAGCCGATATTGTCGGGGATCCTCGCAGACGTGAAGTTGCAGAAGGCAAATGAGCTTGCGAATGATTACGCAAGCATTCGGAGCGAGCCTTCAAGCGACACGGATACAGAAAAGGAAGATAGTGAATAATGGCAGACATAAGCAGTTATCTTAACGCAATCAGCGAAGCAATACTCGGAGAGGAAGTCCGCACGTCAATTATCAACGCAATTGCCGCGATTAACGACGACAACGAATCTTATCAGCAGATTAAAACGGACATTCATGCTGACAAGGAAGCTGTTGACAGTCAGATGGCAACATTCTCAAGTATGATTACGGAAGCGAGAACGCTTCAGAACAGCATAAATTCAGCCTTTACGTCTGCAAACACAGCAAAAAGCAGTCTGATTACCGCAACGAATAACGCGAGCACTATTAACAGTACGCTGCTTGCGACGATTACAACAGCCACAAACCAAAAAACGGAGCTTGATTCCTTGGTTTCGGATTGCGAGGATTTGAATACCAGCTTGTACGGCATGACCGTTACGGCAAATAATGTTCGTAATAGTTTGGGAACGTCCACAAGCTCGGCATTAGGAGCAAAAGGCGATTTACAAACGGTAATTACACAATCTGTAACCGCGAAATCAAACCTAGACGGTTCGATCAACACTTCGGTATCCCGAAAATCTCAGCTCGAGGGTATAATCACCAGCAGTAATACGGCTATAAGTAACCTTACCGCCTCTATCTCAACCGCAACTCAGCGAATCAATTCTCTCACGTCTTTGAACACTGCAGCTGACGCAAAAATCGCTCAGCTCAACGGCCTGACCAGCGATTTTGAGACCATCAATAAAAAAGCGCAGGACAGGCGCGACGTTGCCGACGCCACGCTGAGTTACCCTGCGATCAGCTATTTGGAGCTGTACTATTATGACAAGTCAGACGTTGACGATTTGCTTGACGAGCGCGAAGCCGCTATATATACGCAAGTAGCTCAAATGATTGCGGACGCAAACTCAAGCAACAGTTAACGCCTGCAAAGCCGCAGAATCCGCTAAACGGCATGATCTACGTTTTGCAGAGTAATTTGACATATATATTTTTTAAGCCGCTCACGGGCAATATAGAGCCGTTTGAGCGGCATTACTATTTTATTTCAAAGGAGCAAAGGATATGGATTATTGTACATGGGCAACAGAATATAAAAACACAGCGGACGAGCTAACGCAGGTAATCAAGCGGCTGAACGCGCAGAAAAAGCGTGCCTCAAAATACGAGCGCAGTGCGATTGAGAGACGGCTCAAAATTTACAGAGCCTCCCGCAACGAATGCATGGAAACCGCCGAAACTTTGCTCCGAAGAGGAAGGAGATACGGAATATGAGTGAAGAAATCAACACCATCGAAACCGAGGAAAACGAGCAGGAGCCTGATGCCGTACAGAACGGCGAGGAGCCTGACCGGCAACCGGCGGAAGAACCGGCAGGCACGGAACCTGAGAGCGGAGAATCCGATAACACAGAGCCTGATGAAGAGCCGTCTGACGAGGAGGAAGCGCTTTATCAGATTTTGGTGAAGTCGTCTGCGCTGAACGTGCGTAACAATCCTTCATATGAGAGTAGGGTTATCGGTACTCTTTTCAGGAAAGAAACGCGTCTCGTAGCGGAGGAATCTGACGGCTGGGGGCGTTTGGCGCTTCATAACGAAGGACGCCTGAGCAACGGTAACAGCAGGAGTTTTTTCGAACCGCCTGACTGCTGGATCAACCTTGACTACTGTAAAAAGATATGCTAAAATTTAAATATAGTAATATTTTCAAAAATTGCTATATTATCCTATCCCACACCTTCAAAAGGCACACCGGTACTTCAATCGTATCGGTGTGTTTTATTATTAATTTCGAAAGGAAGTAATTCAAATAAAAGCACAAATATTCTTTCAAACCATATTTGCCGCCGCGCTTGGAGCTGTATCGGCGTATTTTAATGTACTTCTGATTCCTCTTTGCGTAATGGTCGGCGTTATGCTGCTGGATTATGTGTCGGGCATGGTTGCGGCATGGACAACCAAAACGCTGAACAGCCGCGTCGGGGTAATCGGCATTATCAAAAAGGTTGCCTATCTGGTATTGGTTGTGGTTGGTATGGCTGTAGATTATCTCATTACCTCGGCATTGATAAATGTAGGCATCAATTTGCAAATCAATTATTGCGTAGGAATGATTATTACTATCTGGTTAATAATAAATGAATTGATTTCCATTTTGGAAAATCTTGACCGGATAGGCATTCCGCTCCCCGATTTTCTCGTAAAAATTGTTAACAAGTTGAAAAAGAGCGTTGATGATAAAACAGAGGAAGTATAGTTTTAACTTTCCGGTAATTTGCCAGTGAAGTGATTATATCATAAGTAAAATTACAGTTGGTCATTTTTTCTTGTCAGTTTTCAGGTTGGATGGTGATTCCATTGTTCAGTTAACGCACAGTTAACGCGCGCGTGTGTTATAATTTAACGTTCCAACACTCACCGTGCGTTAATCTGTATTTTACATTTTTGCTGACAATAAATTAAACTATACTTTTTTACCTCGATTGTTTCACCGGTGAAACACAAAGGGGTACGGGTCAGACTGTGTCAAAAGTAAAGACAAAGTCTGAAAAATATGGTATAATAATGATGCAATAAACAGATGCAAGGGAGTTGTTCGTATGCAGTATATTTCAGGTGAAGATCGGAATCAAATATCAATGCTGCCTCCCAGCATAGATGAATATGTCACAGAGGACAATCCGGTAAGGGTTATTGATGCTTTTGTCGACAGCCTTGATGTGGCTGCTATGGGATTTAATCATTCTGAGCTAAACTCAACCGGCAGACCACCGTATGCGTCTCAGGACATGCTCAAGCTATATATTTACGGTTACTTTAACCGCATTCGCTCCAGCAGATGTCTTGAACGAGAAACGCATCGCAATCTTGAGGTTATCTGGCTGATGAAAAACCTTCGACCGGATCACAAAACAATCGCTCGTTTCCGTCATGACAATCCAAAAGCTCTTAAGAATACTTTTAAGGCATTTGTAACTCTTTGTGCTAAATGCGGATTGTACGGTAAAACACTTTTCTCAATAGACGGCAGTAAATTTGCAGGCTGCAATTCCAAAGACAGGAATTTTAATTCCGAAAAACTAAAGGATAGAATCGCAAGAATTGATCAAAATCTTGAAAAATATTTATCTGAGCTTGAAAGCAACGATGATTGTGAAGCTGAATCCGAAACCGGAACAAAATGCAACGTCAAACAAATAATCAACGAGCTTACCGAGCGTCGTGAAAAATATCAAGGTATGCTTGAGGATTTAAAAGAGAGCGGTGAAACACAGATTTCTTTAACAGATCCCGATTGCCGAAGAATGACCAATTCGATGAAAAAGACAGTTGTCGGTTATAATGTTCAATCGGCTGTCGACGGTAAAAACGGACTGATCGCTTCGTACAAGGTTACCAACCGCGGGACAGATATGGGGCAGCTTCACGATGTCGGCGCGGAAGCAAAAGACAATCTGAAAATAAAATCAAAGATAGATTTACTTGCCGATAAAGGATACAATTCCGCTACCGATATTGCTGAATGTTACGCAGATAATATGAACGCAAATGTTTGTATGGATATTGAAGAATTTGACATTTGCGTGGAAACAGATGCAGATACGCCAAAGCCTGAAACACATCTAAACGGACGCTGCGTATATCTCAAAGATCGTAATGTTTGTATATGCCCTATGGGTGAAATACTTTATCCGGCAACCTACAGAACCGCAAAACACAGCGCAAAATTTAATAACTTCCGTAAATGCCGATTATGCAAACACCGCTGCACTACTGCAATAGCAAAGCAATTTGAAGTATGGATGTTGCCAAGTGAGTTTTCAAAAGAATACAATATTGAAAATCTTCACGTCAAACAAGTAAGAATAAAACCCAATAAAGAACTTCTCAAACGAAGGAAATGTTTGTCGGAGCACCCGTTCGGCACTGTTAAAAGAGCTTTTCATGCCGACTATCTGCTCACAAAAGGATTAACATTAACCGATGGAGAATTTGCGCTCGCTTTCTTGATTTTTAACATGAAACGAGCGCTTTCGGTGCTGGGTATTAAAAGGTTAATAGAAGCAATTGGAGCGGTGTAACAGAAATGTTATGCTGCTTTTTGACAAAACTCCCCTTCAAGGGGTTGGGGGCAACAGCGGGCAAGGATCAGGCAGTGGCTTTTGACACAGTCTGGGGTTCTCCCGGGCGTGGCGGACAGCCGGACGCTCTGCTTGCCTATGCGCCTAAAACCGGGAAACTCGGATATTTACAGACTATACATTTTCGTTACCAAAAAAACAATGCCCCGGGATTGATTTCTCGGGGCGTTTTCTTACTTCATTTTTACTTCACTTATGTGAAAAGAAATGCTATTTTCTGCTATCGGTTGAATTGCGCTTGCGTGATTTCTCAATGCACAATTATTCAGTGTTTATGCGGCTTTTTCAGTGTTTAAGCCATTATTGAATCAGTTTTGAATTGTCGTAGGTGATTTTAATTATTTGAGCAACAAACCTTATTAGAACATAGATTTTATCGGGGCTGAGAGGCTGTCTACTTCATTCTTACCTTAATACCACAAAAACAGCCCCTGCGAAATCAGGGGCTGAATACTACTGAAGATAAGCGTTGATTTTCTTTTCTACCGCGGCGATCTGCTCGGCGGAAACGTCGGTATAAACGTCCTGGGTAATGGCTGCATTTGCGTGACCGAGGAGCTTCTGAGCATCCTTTACGTCTACTCCAGCTTCATGCAACAAGGTTGCGTAGCCGTGCCGGAGCTGATGCGCTGTCAGCTTAAGCCCTGTTTGTTCCTGCCAATATTTCCATGCTCTTGTGAAATAGTATTGATTCAGCGGCTTTTGCGGTTCCGTTGAGAACAGGAAATCGGTTTTATTCCCCTTCGGCAACAGAGGAAGAAGGTAATCGGGAATGATGATGTTACGTATTCCTGCTTCCGTTTTAGGCATTTTCAGGTGCGCGTCGTTGCCGATATAGTACACGGACTTATTGACGGAGATTCTATTTGCTTTTAAGTCAATGTCTCCGAACGTCAGTGCGAGAGCCTCGCCTCTGCGGAGCCCTGTGTATAGCAGAAACACCGCCAGAATGCCCACAGAAACGCCTTTGAACGTCAGCCCTGTATTTTCCTTGATTACCTCAATCTCGCTGCTGTAAGGCGCTCTGCGCTTTTTAGAGCCGTGTCCCTTGGGAATCTTGACCTCGGTGCACGGACTCTGCGGAATTAAATTCTCTATGACAGCATATCTGAAAATCATCTTCAGAACGCAAAAGCGATGATGACAGGATTTGTATGAATATGATTTAGGGAGCTGCTGCAGATAATTGGATACCTCTTTGTGTGTGATCTGATTTATGTGGACATTCTTAAAATATTCTGAAAGCTCGTTATAAAACAGCTCGTAGGTCATTTGAGTGGTGGGCTGTATGGTTTTCCAGTGTTCGGCTCTCCATGCCTTAGCGACATCGGCGAACAGTGGACCCTTTGCCGCTTCTTCTTTGTAATCGGCGATTTTATTGTAGACTTCCTTTTCTGTTTTGCCGTAGAATTGAACACGCTTGCCGCCGATCGTGATGGACTTGGTATAGAGCCCATCGGCGCGACGGTAGAGTTTCTTTTCACTCGTCGGCTTGCCGCAGTGATTGCAAAATTTTGAACCGTCGGGTATTTCCTTGCGGCATTTCTTACATTTCATAATGATCTGCTCCTTTCATTTGGAGAAACTTGAAAACAGTTGGTGCAATTTTTGCAACAGTTGGTGTAACAGTTGGCAAGTTTCTGAAAAGGCGCAAAAATCCCTTGTGTTTACGGTAATTTTGCTTGCAAACACAAGGGGAATATGGTACAATATTATTGCGTTTTACTGCACCATGCGCCTTGTGCGTGTGGAGCCGCTCTATCCTGTTGGCGCAGGGTAGGGCGGTTTTTTTGTTTAAATACTTTGTTTGATTTTTTGTGATTCTCTATATTGCTCCGCAAGCGGGAAACGTGTGAATTCGACAGTTTTGTCGTAATTCTTTTTCACCTCTGCTTCAATCTCCTCTAATGTGACATTGAAGAATTCTCTGCGCGTATTAATCATATTTACTTTGCGGTTTTCAAACGCGCGATGCAGTGCTGCTTCCAGCGCCGGCGCATTATCGGAGAAAATCATTGCGTGGACATCGAAATTGAACGGAACGGACGCGTCCCCTAGCTCATCCACACGATCCATGGGATCCAAGCGCCGGGTCATTCCGATTTTATAGACATTTTCTCCAAATGAACCGATGTTTGAAATAATATATACATATCCTGCTTTTGCGTTAGCTTCGCGGTAATCTATATCGACTAAGGACTTGTCTATCTCGACTAATTGTTTTACTATCTCATTTCGTTTAGTCAACAGTGCGGCTTTTTCATTCTCCGGAGCGGCGGCGAGCTGAGTATCCAGTGAACCGAGAGCGTTGAGGTAGTGCGTCTTTTCCTTTTGGATCTTCTTCCGCGCTTCTTCGATTTCCTTTTGAAGCTTTGCTTCATCACGCATACGATCGCGGATTTCTTTTTGCTCGTCTTTTTCTGCCTGTTTCTTTTGACGGTATTCAAGAGCGAGGCACAATTCATCGCGTTTCAGGTTGAAATAAGCCGTTGAAATGGCAATGTTCATTATTTTTCCGCATTTCGAGATTGCTTCACATGCTTTTGTCATTCTGGAATAAGCAGAATCAAAATTATTGTATTTTACTTTGTCTACCAGTTCGTCACATTCGCTGTTAAAGGCACGGAGCAATAGCTTCTGCATATCCTTTACCATTTTTTGACCTTCGGATTTGCTGCCGTTTACAGTCCAGTTCATATTGCCTATTACAGCTTGTCCCTGCTTGATCATATCCTTTTGCTGGGTTCGGATCTGTGCCAAGCGCTCTTTGTAGCCGTCCGATGTGGCGAAATCAAAACGCGGTCTATACAGGCCGAAATCCTGCAAACCGATTTCTTCGTCCAGCTTTACAACCTCTTTCTGCTTCATTTGAATTGTACTGTCAAGCGAGACTACGGCATTATTCCTGTCTGCAATCTGAGCATTGAGATTGGCGATCTGCTGTTGCTGCTGCGCGATTGCGTTGTTAAGTCCTCCGATTTGATTTTGAAGGTTCATGATATAAAGCTGCATATTGGAAGCGTTTCGCATTTGCGGAGTCATTAAAGAGTTAAGGCGCGCTATCTCTGCTTGTAAGCGTTCAACCTCTGATTTATATTGCTTCCCCTTGAAATTATCGATAAAAGCCATTCCCGCACCTCCTCGAGCGAAAAATTTTTGGTAAAAATATAAACATACTCTTTACAAAATCGAACAATTGTTCTATAATAGTAGAAAATTTCGAAAGCGAGGTATGTTGAATGAGTAAAGATGAAATAAGAAGACAGATTGAAGAAGTGATAAATAAAACTGATGATGAGAGAGTCCTTGCTGATATGCTTAGTCTGATAAGCGATGTTTATCAACACTATACGACTGATAACTGGGAGCGTTAATCGCTCCCGAATTTTTTTATATAATCTTTGAAAACTTGACGCTCGATAGGCGAAAGTTCCAGATACTTTTCGATAATCTGAATATCCAGCTCGTCAAGTTTGTAGTTTGCTTTGAGCAGTTTCATTACCGGAGGCGTTTCTTTTTTATATGGTTCACCTTCCCCGGTTTCAAGCCATTCAGGATTTACATTGAATTTTTCACAAATATCGATCATAGCACGCTTGCTAAGCCGTGATTTATCACTTTCTGCAACCGAAATGGATGACTTGCTAAGGTTAAGTCGTTCAGCAAAGGCGGTCATAGTTAATCCAGCGTTATTACGGATAATTGTAATGCGTTCACCAATGGTACTCATAAATTCACCTCCGATTTTTTATTTAATTATAGCATATAGAGTTTATAAAATCAACAACTTTTTAAAATAATTTATTTTTTTAACCAAAAGGGTTGATATTCTAAACATACTATGCTATAATCTGTTTAGGACCTAAACGAAGGAGGTGAATGGTTTGCAAGAAAAGGAATTCAAGAGCACACTCGCAGAGGTTGTCAAGCTTTTAGAACCTTTGAGTGAAAACGAAAAGCGGCAGGCTTTCGCCCTGCTCCAAGGAATGATCATCGGCAAGGAGCTTGCTGAACAGAAAAAGCCGGCGTAATGACAAGGAGGTTATCACTATGAAGAACAGACATCACGGATGGCTTGTTTCCGTATTCATATACGGATATGACGGCACGGCATATGAAGAGTTCTGTGAAACAGAATCGGAAGCATACAAAGTTAAAGAGGAAGCCTACGAGGACAACAGCGAGGTTGAATGCGTCACGATCGACGAGGTTTGGTACGACCCCGAAACTGGAGAACATGAGGCGGTATAGCACAAGGAGGACACATGAAAAGAAAAAGAAGGCAGGAAGCAATCACACGCTTCAGCGGAAAACCGCTTGGCGGCAAGCATTACTTTATCTTGGAAGCAACTGAGCGCACTCAAAGCGGCAAATGTCACAAATGGAACGCTCTGTTTTACGGCACCGCCGAGGAAGCGCATAAACACGCGGAAGAGTATCAGGCAGACTTGTCCGATAACGGTTATTACAACATCAGAGTTGCGGTTTTACGCGTCGACGCAACAACCTATTGCGGCACTATCAGAGGCGAACGGCATGGACAACGAATTTGAATACATCACATCCAGCCATCCCAATGAGCCTGAGCCGGTGCCGTTCCGCGAGAAGCATCCCAATCAATTTTGGTTCGGTGTGACTGTTGCGGCGGGCGGTGCTCTTGGACTTATGCGGTGGTTGGCGGATTTCTTAGTGAACGGAGGTGAATAAAATGCCGCGGGAGAAAGAAGGTTTCCGCGAGGTGCTGGACAGACTGGACGCACGTTTTCCCGATACGGAGATTATCAGGCGCTCGGAACTGGCGGAGTTTCTCGGACTATCGAAATCTACATTAATACGGCGCTTCAAAAAGGAATATAACCATCGCCTGAATGGATATTCCAAGGTTGTCATCGCACGGGCGCTGGTTGAATGATCCGTATTTAAGAAGGAGGTAAATCCCGATGGGAACGATTACCATTAAGAACCTGTCAACGTTGACAGACAAAGCAGCGGCGCTGATTGCCGCGGAATATTGGAACTATAAAAGCGAAGCCGAGAATGAAGCTGAATTGCTCGGCGTGAAAATTATCAAGAAAGGACATACGTTCACAATTGTGGGCATCGACATTGACAAGGAGGACTAAATGAAGAAAAAGCCGTACAACAAGCACAGGAAGAGAAGCCACAGATCGGAACGCACAAGGCGTGATATGTACAGATGGTTCATCACATCGAACAGAGCGTTTAGCCGTGCTGACACACGGGGCATTTTGCCTATAACATACTTAGGAGGTTTGCTTTGATGATTGAAAAAATTGAATCGGTCTATGCTCCGGGGATCGGAATCAAGACTAGCATAGAGAAAGTCAGCGATAAGCATTTAGAGGATTTCCGCCGCTCCATTACGAAAGAGATTGCGCAGGAGCAGGAGCGCCGCAGGAGAGCACATAAGAGAACGCGCAAAAAGAGACCGTTTTCACTGCTTCGGTTCTTTCGTATTCTCGGAAAGGCAATCAACGAGGAAATCGCCGAGTGCAGACAGATCGCCTACAGTGCTGACGTGCCTGCTGCCGAAATCCCGTATATCGGAATGCTGGAGGATCGTGTATGAGCGTAAAGAAAAAAGCCGCCGGGAACGCGACTTCCACAGCGGCAAAGAAAAACTCTTTACTTAAAATTATAGCTGTTCCGCTCGATGTTGTCAATATGTCTGACGCCGAAATTATCGATGCGGCGCTCGAGCGGCTGTCAATGCTAATACAGACAAAGGCAAACGAAAGCCTGATGCGCGAGTTCCGCAGGAATTACAATACGCGGAAATATCTGGAATACGAATCGGGCGACCTGATTCTCGTCCAGCCGAATAGCATTGACGAGATTGCCAAAGAAGGTAAAACGCTCTGTCACTGCGTCGGAGGCTACGCGGAACGCCATGCCAAGGGCATAACGAATATCATGTTTCTACGCAGGAAAACAGAGCCGGACAAGCCATTCTATACCGTAGAGGTCAGCAGTAAGCTGAACATCATGCAGTGCTACGGCTACAAGAACAACAAGGCAGGCAACGACAAGCCGCCTGAAATCGAAGCGTTTGAAAAGGATTATCAACACTATCTGGAGGAATTGAAACGTGAACAAGAACGAAATAAGCAAAAGTTACAGCAAAGCGCTGGAGCTGCATAACAAAATCCTCGTGTCGGCGCAGCTCGCGCAGAACAACCTCTTGGATATGTGCACGGCGCTCAAGGAAATGCGCGACGGCAAACTCTACAAGGAGCTGGGTTATCAGAATTTTGAGGATTACTGCGGCGCGGAGTTCAATATGAGCCGTGCCAACGCCTCGAAGTACATATCCATTCTCGAGAACATCAAAGATGTTTCACCGGTGAAACATTTGGGCGTTTCAAAACTCTATCTTCTTTCCACTCTATCAGAATCCGAGCAACAGGAAATTATCGATAATAACGATATGGATTCAATTACTCGGAAGGAGCTCGAGGCGCAGGTCAGAAAGCTGAAAGAGGAAAATGAGGAGCTTGAAAAAGCCGTTGACAACAGCGATTTCAACCTGACATTGGCGAAAACCCAAATCAAGCACCTTGAAGAGGAAAAACAGAGCTATCAGACCACTATTGACGAGCAGGCTGATTACATCAAGGAAATGGAGAACCGTCCGATCGAGGTTGCAGTCGCGGAGCCTTCCGAGGATGTGCTTGCGCTCAAGAAAAAAATAAAAGACCTTGAACACAATACGGAGCAGAAGCTGATGGAACAGGCGAACGCCTATGAGCAGAAGCTCGCCGAGGCTCAGCAGGCGGACGGAGACGACAAACAGGCATTCAAGGCGTACTTTGCCGCCGCGTATGACGCGTGGAGCCGCATGATCGAGTTTGCCAAGGCAAGCCCGAACAAGGACTTTTTCAAGGAGAAAATCAACAAGCTGATCGGCTCAATGGAGCTGAGTCACCACAATCTGTAAGGAGGCTTACTATGTCAGTAAAAATATCATCACTTGAAGTTGAGAACGTCAAGCGCGTAAAGGCGGTCAAGTTGGAACCGTCGGCGAACGGCTTGACTGTTATCGGCGGCAACAATGGTCAGGGGAAAACGTCAGTGCTTGATGCGATTGCGTGGGCGCTTGGCGGTGACAGATTTGCGCCGTCGTCGCCGAAACGTGCAGGATCAACAATTCCGCCGCATCTCACAGTAAAACTTAACAACGGCATTATCGTTGAGCGGAAGGGCAAGAACAGCGATCTTAAGGTTATTGATCCCTCGGGAAACAAAAGTGGTCAAACGCTCCTAAATAGCTTTATCAGCCAGTTTGCGCTCAATTTGCCGCGCTTCATGAACGCCAACGGCAAGGAAAAAGCTGACACGCTGCTCAGAATCATCGGTGTCGGCGACAAGCTTTACGAACTCGAGGACGAGGAAGAAAAGAAGTATAACGAGCGCAGGTATATCGGTCAGATTGCCGATAAAAAGAAGAAGTACGCAGAAGAAATGGCGGAGTTCCCCGATGCGCCGAAGGAGCTTGTTTCCGCGTCAGAGTTGATTAGGCGTCAACAGGCTATCCTTGCTCAGAATGGTGAAAATCAGCGCCTTCGTGAGAAGAAGGACGCTCTTGAATCCAAGGCGAACGCGCTCTCGGAGGAAATCTCGCGGCTGAATTCTCAGCTGACGGCAGTGCTTGCACAGCTTGAAACCGCACGAAAGACCGTCGCCGAGCTCCATGACGAGAGCACCGCAGAGCTTGAAAAAAGCATTGCTGAAATCGAGGAGATTAACCGCAAGGTCAGAGCCAACCTCGACAAAGAAAAAGCCGAAGAGGACGCAAAGGAGTACGGCGCACAGTATGACAAGCTGACCGCCGAGATCGAAGCAATCCGCAAGCAGAAATATAACCTTCTGAATAATGCACAGCTGCCGCTTGAAGGTTTGTCCGTCGAGGGCAGAGAGCTGACCTATAACGGTTATAAGTGGGACAATATGAGCGGCTCGGAACAGCTCAAGGTTGCAACCGCGATCATACGTAAGCTCAACCCTGAATGCGGCTTTGTTCTCCTCGATAAACTTGAACAGATGGACGTTGATACGCTCAGAGAGTTCGGTGCATGGCTCGAGCAGGAGGGCTTGCAGGCAATCGCGACACGCGTTTCCAAGGGAGACGAATGCAGTATCATAATCGAGGACGGCTACGCGGTACAGACTGCGGTACAGCCGCCGGCAACACAATGGGAGGCAGGTAAATTCTAATGAAGATCACAAGAGGTAAAATCGCTTCGGCGCAAAAGGTAGTTATCTACGGTCCCGAGGGTATAGGCAAGTCAACATTTGCGGCGCAGTTCCCTGATCCGCTGTTCATCGACACCGAGGGCAGCACCAAGAACATGGACGTCGCACGCATGGACAAGCCTACGTCGTGGACGATGCTCAAAAACCAGATCGCCTATATCAAGGCGAATCCCGCCGTCTGCAAGACGCTGATCATTGACACGATCGACTGGGCGGAGCAGCTTTGTCTGAGCGACATTTGCGCCGCCTACGGCAAAAAGGGTATCGAGGATTTCGGTTACGGCAACGGCTATGTATATGAAAAAGAGGAGTTCGGGCGGTTTCTCAACAGTCTGGAGGAGCTGATCGACCGCGGCGTGAACGTGGTATTGACCGCACACGCCCAGCTTCGCAAATTCAGTCAGCCCGACGAATTCGGCGAATACGACCGCTGGGAGCTGAAGCTCGGCAAAAAGACCGGCTCGCAGATCTCGCCGCTCGTCAAGGAATGGGCAGATATGGTGCTCTTTGCCAACTATAAGACTGTAGCGGTGCAGGCTGACAAGGAGGGCAATAAGTTCAAGGCGCAGGGCGGCGAGCGCGTGATGTACACGGAACACCACCCGTGCTGGGACGCGAAGAACCGTCACGGCTTGGCGACAATGCTTCCGTTCGATTACGGGCAGATCGCGCATATCTTCACCGCCGTTCAGCCTGCTGCACCGGTTGACACGCCTGCGAAACGTGCCGTGGATAAGCTTTGCAATACCGCGCCCTCAGCTCCCGCAGTGGATTTGACAGATAAGCTCGTCGAGGACAGCGAGCCGCCGAAGCACAACATTCCCGACGGGATCCCGCAGGCGCTCTCAGATCTCATGCGACAAAACGGCGTAGACGAGGAAGAAATTCGTCTGGCGGTCAGTCAGCGCGGATATTTCCCATTCGATATGCCGATCGCAAACTATCCGCCCGACTTTATCAACGGCGTGCTGATCGGCGCGTGGGCACAGCTTTATCAAATGATCACAGACAACAGAGATTTACCGTTTAACTAACGAAAGGAGACATATCATGGCAGAATTTGAAAGAGAATTAAACTGGGACGATGAAATTTCCAACGAAACGGGTGATTTCGAACCGCTCCCCGAAGGAGATTATCAATTTACGGTATCAAAAATCGAGCGTGCGCGCTCGCAGGGCAAGGGCAAGCTGCCGCCGTGCAACATGGCGAAGGTGACGCTGACCGTTCACGGCGCAGAGTACGACAGAGACATCACCGTCAATCTGGTGCTGCACTCCTCGCTTGAATGGAAGCTCTCACAGTTCTTCCTCTCGATCGGGCTGAAAAAACACGGTGAACCGTTGCGCATGAACTGGACGGGAGCCGCCGGAAAGACCGGCAACTGTCATGTAACTGTCCGCGAATACAAGCGAAATGACGGTGGAACGGGTACGGCGAATGACATTTCAAAGTTCTACGCCTATGACGAGGTCGTCAACGTCATTCAGCCCGTTCAGCAGCCCGCACCGCAGAATTATTTCGCGCAGCAGCCGCAGAACGCCTACGCCGCACCGGCTCAGTCTGCCCAGCTCGTACAGCCGCAGTATCAGCAGCCGACTGTCGGCGGCTGGACACCGGGTAACTTCTAATGGAGCTGCGACCGTATCAGCAGCAGGCGAAAGACAGGATTTTCGAGGAGTGGTCAGACGGCAACGACAAGACGCTCCTCGTCCTGCCGACAGGCTGCGGAAAAACAATAGTATTCGCCAAAGTCACCGAGGATTGCGTGAAACTCGGCGGCAGAGTTCTTATTCTCGCGCACCGGGGCGAGCTTCTTGAGCAGGCAGCGGATAAAATATTCAAATCCACCGGTCTGCTTTGCTCCCTCGAAAAGGCGGAAAGCACCTGCCTCGGAGAATGGTACCGCGTTGTTGTCGGCTCGGTACAGACATTGATGCGTGAGAAGCGGCTTGCCCGTTTCTCCGCTGATTATTTTGACTACATTATTATCGACGAGGCGCACCACGCACTGAGCGACAGTTACCGGAAGATTTTAGATCATTTCCATGAGGCGAAAGTGCTGGGCGTTACCGCGACGCCCGATCGCGGCGATATGCGCAACCTCGGCACGGTGTTTGACAGTCTGGCATTTGAATACACCTTGCCGCAGGCTATTAAGGAGGGGTATCTCAGCCCGATCAAAGCGGTCACAATTCCTTTGAAGCTCGATTTGTCGGGCGTAGGTACGCAGAACGGCGATTACAAGGTAAGTGATATTGATACGGCTCTCGACCCGTATCTCTATCAAATTGCCGAAGAAATGCGCAGCTATTGTGAGAACCGCAAGACGGTGGTATTCCTGCCGCTCGTCAAGACCTCACAGAAATTCCGCGATATTCTCAATACATGCGGCTTCCGTGCTGCTGAGGTCAACGGCAACAGCGGCGACCGCGCTGAGGTACTTGCGGACTTTGAGAATGGCAAATACAACGTTCTCTGTAATTCCATGCTTTTAACCGAGGGTTGGGACTGTCCGTCAGTAGACTGCGTTATTGTCCTCAGACCGACAAAGGTACGCGGCTTGTATTGCCAAATGGTAGGACGCGGCACGCGTCTTGCCGAGGGCAAAACGGAGCTTTTATTGCTCGACTTTCTCTGGCATACCGAGCGTCACGAGCTTTGCCGCCCGGCGCACCTGATCTGCGAAAATGAGGAAGTCGCAAAGAAAATGACGGAGAACCTCGCCGAAAAAGCGGGCTGTCCCGTTGACATCGAGCAAGCCGAACAGCAGGCGGCAAGCGACGTTGTTTCACAGCGCGAGGAAGCGCTCGCGAAACAGCTCTCCGAGATGAAAACGCGCAAGCGCAAGCTCGTTGACCCGCTGCAATTCGAGATGTCCATACAGGCTGAGGATCTGGCAAGTTATGTTCCGTCCTTCGGCTGGGAAATGGCGCCGCCGTCGCAGGGACAGCTTAAGGCGCTCGAAAAGCTCGGTATTTTCCCCGACGAGATCGATAACGCGGGCAAGGCGAGTCTGATTCTCGACAAGCTGAGCAAACGCCGTGAAGCAGGGCTGACAACGCCAAAGCAAATTCGTTTTCTTGAGGGCAAAGGATTTCAGCATGTCGGCACATGGCAGTTTGACACCGCGCGCAAGATGATTGACCGCATTGCCGCCAACGGCTGGCGCGTTCCGTTTGACATTGACCCGTACACCTATACCGAAGGAAGAATTTAATGGATATACAACATATTTTAAGTTACATACCACCGTCCGACCTCGATTATCAGGACTGGGTCAACGTCGGCATGGCGCTCAAGCTCGAGGGTTATGACTGCTCGGTTTGGGACGAATGGAGCCGCGCCGACAGCCGTTACCATGCCGGTGAATGTGCACGCAAGTGGAACAGCTTCAACGGCTCCGCTTCTCCCGTCACCGTCGGAACGCTCGTTCAAATGGCAAAGGACAGAGGAATGCCTGTCCATGAATCACGCGAGCTTTCATGGGACGATGAAATCAGCTTTGAGGGCGACGGCAGTATTCTGTCCACCGGTGAAGGCGAGCCGATAAGAGAGCCTGATAACTGGAATCCCGTGCAAGAGCTTATTACATATCTGGAATTGCTTTTCGAGCCGTCCGATAACGTCGGCTACGTTACCGACACATGGGAGAAGAACGAGGACGGCAAAATAAAATATCTGCCCACAAAGGGCGCGTGCGACCGCACCGCGGGCGAGCTGATCGACCTGCTCCGGCGTTACAACGATATCGGAGCGGTGTTCGGCGACTGTAACCCGCAGGCGGGCGCATGGATCCGCTTCAATCCTCTCGACGGCAAGGGCGTGAAAAACGACAATGTCACCGAGTACCGCTACGCGCTCGTTGAATCCGACTGTATGCCGATTGAGCAGCAGAACGCACTTATTCGAGAGCTGGAGCTTCCTGTCGCTGTCCTCGTCTACAGCGGCGGCAAGTCAGTCCATGCGATTGTCAGGGTCGACGCGGAGAATTACGACGAGTACCGCCGCAGGGTCGATTATCTGTACAATGTCTGCCGCAAAAACGGTCTTGAAATCGACCGTCAGAACCGCAATCCGTCACGTCTGAGCCGAATGCCGGGTGTGATGCGCGGCGGCAAGAAGCAGTATATTATCGACACGAACATCGGCAAACGCGATTGGACTGAATGGCGTGACTGGATCGAGAGCATGAACGACGACCTTCCCGAGTTTGAAAACCTCGCCGATTACTTCGATAATCCGCCGCCTCTCGCGCCGCCGCTGATCGACGGCGTGCTTCGTCAGGGTCACAAAATGCTGATTGCGGGACCGCCGAAGGCGGGCAAGTCCTTCGCGCTGATTGAGCTTGCTATCGCGATCGCCGAGGGCGTGCCTTGGCTGGGATTCAACTGCGCGCAGGGCAAGGTGATGTATGTCAACCTCGAGCTCGACAAGGCGAGCTGCTACCGCCGCTTTATCGACGTGTACAAGGCTATGGGCGTTTCTCCCGAAAACGTGAGGAGCATAGACATCTGGAACCTGCGCGGGCTGTCCGTGCCAATGGACAAGCTTGCGCCCATGCTGATACGCCGTGCCGCCAAGAAGGGCTTTATCGCTGTGATCATCGACCCGATCTACAAGGTGCTCACGGGTGATGAGAACTCCGCAGAGCAAATGGCGCGGTTCTGCAACCAGTTTGACAAGGTGTGTACAGAGCTGGGCTGTTCGGTAATTTACTGTCATCATCACTCAAAGGGAAGTCAGGGCGGCAAGCGCAGCATGGACAGGGCGTCAGGCTCCGGCGTATTCTCGCGAGATCCCGACGCGCTGCTCGACCTCACTGAGCTGGAAATCACCGAGAGCCTGTTCATTCAGCAGGAAAACGCCGAAATCTGTGAGGCGGCAAAAGGCTGGATCTCACGCTTTCACAAGCTCGACGAGGTATGCTCTCAGGACGATATGCTCAGCGCGAAAGCAATGGTGGAAATAGCCCGTAAAACGCTCACAGACCGCTCTTTCATGCTGATGATGCAGGAGGTCGACAAGGCAAAAAAAGCCGTCAGAGCGCGCCGTGCGTGGCGCGTAGAGGGCACGCTCAGAGAGTTCAAGGCGCTCGACCCCGTTGACCTATGGTTCAGTTATCCCGTGCATATCTTAGATGAAAGCGGTGTGCTCGGCGACTGTGAATTCGACGGCGACCGCAATTCAAAGAACTCTCCATATGGTAAGAATTTCAGTAAAAAGAAGTCGAAAGAGGAGAAGAAGGAGGAGCGGCTCGAAGCCCTTGAAACAGCTTTCAGCGGCGTTCAGGAAGACGGAAAAGCGGAGATTAAAGACCTTGCGGAGTACCTCGGTGTTACTGAAAAGACAGTCAGAAATCACCTGAAGGAACACGGCGGTTTTTGGATTAACGACAATCAGGTTATATACAGGGAAAAAGAAAATATCGAATAATTTTCTTTCTTTCCGAGGGAAAAAATCGAATATTTTTCTTTTCCCTCAGTGAAGAAAAAGTCGAATTTATTCGAGAATTTCTCTCAGGGAAAATATCGAATAATTAATCGACAATTTCCGAGGGAAAAAAGCTATATTATTATAAATAATATAATTTTTGTGCCTTACAGGCGGCACAAAAATATATTTACAATAATGACGCGCGAGAGGAGCGAACGCATGACTGAATTTTTTATCCCGATGAAGCCGCCGACAACAACGGCGCAGGAACACCGAGTGACAATCACCGAAGGCAAAACATACTTTTATGACCCGCCCGCGGTCAAGGACGCGAAACAGAAGCTCGCGGCTCACCTGTCAAAGCACACGCCCGATCGCCCGTATACCGGAGCGGTCAGACTGCTGGTAAAGTGGTGCTTTCCGCTCACTGGCAAGCACCGCGACGGCGACTGGCGAACCTCGAAGCCCGACACCGATAACCTGCAGAAGCTGCTCAAGGATGTGATGACACGTCTCGGCTACTGGAAGGATGACGCTCTTGTTTGCTCGGAGATCTGCGAAAAGTTCTGGGCGGCGACTCCGGGCATCTACATCAGAATCGAGGAGCTGGGCACAAATGGACGTCAGACAGGTCAAGTATAACATAGGCAGACAGGTGAGCTTTGACGGCGTAACGTATCTTTTTGCCGGCTGCATTATGCGGCAGGGCGAACACGGCTTTTACTTTCAGGCCGAGCTGAAAGACAATAACGCCAAAAGCTCCCTAGTCATAGCCGATCTGAAAGAAGTGGAGGAAAAACATGATTGAGAAATTCATAATAGGCACAGTGTGTTTGTTCATTGGAGCTGCGTTAGGGGTAATGATTATGGCGCTGCTTTCCGGAGCAAAAGAAAAACAAATTCCTCAACCCCAGAATCATGACGAGCACACAAAGCTGCTGACCGTCGGCTCACTCGTAAAGTGGCGCGGCAACGTTTACGAGATCACAGGATTTAGAACATACGATGATGATAATCTTACCTATGCGACGATCAGCGATGAACGCTGGAGCGCCGATGTACCGGTTGAGGACTTAGAGGAGGTTGGAAACAGTGATTGAAACAATATGCTGTGTTTGTGGCTTGGCTATAGTCGCCGTCGGGATCATCATTCTCGGCATATATAACCGCCGGAGAATCGACAAAGAACAGAATAAAAACGACACGCCAATCATAAGTGACGGTTTTATCTTCGGCTACACTCAGCAGGAGGACGAGAAATGAGAGAAATTCTTTTTAGAGGGAAGCGGATTGATAACGACGAGTGGGATTTCGGCTTTATAGAGGATTTAGGAGGCGATTGGTTTATCGTTTCTCCTAACGGTATAGGAGAAGCTGTTGACCCATCAACAGTCGGACAATTCACAGGCTTGACCGACAAGAACGGCAGAAAGATTTTTGAGGGGGATATACTACAAGGTTTCTGGTATTGTGAAGGGGTTCGCGCTAAAGTAGTATGGATTGATGATGCGGCGACATTTGGTATTCTTTATTCATTTCGCAAGAGCGGAGAGAAAACTGCGTGGCTGAATAGTTCGTGGTATAAATTTACATCAGAATCACCTTATTTTCCTGAAATCATCGGCAACATCTACGATAACCCCGAGCTTTTGGAGGTGACGGAATGAGCATTCTGATTAAGGGCATGAAGATGCCGAAAAACGGTGAAATGAAAAAAATAATCATAGGCAGAGCGCCGAACGGTATAGAGCCTATAGCTATAGTGACTGGGGATAAAACAGAATTTTATAAAATTTTCGAAGTCCCCACGCCGCACGGAAGGCTGATTGACGCGGACGAACTTGACAGCATAACGGTTATATCTTATCCAAGCAAAGGTGATCCGTTTGTTGCCGGAAGAATTAAGAAGATAATCGCCCCAACCATCATCGAAGCGGAGGTGAGCGAGTGATGGGAGATTCGGATATTATCGCAGCTCTCAAGAAAATCGGTGATGAAGTCGGATATGGACATTCAATGCATATTTTATCCGCGTTGTGGGCTATATCGTTGCGAGATCAAGGTTTTCCGCAGGAAGGAGCATTTGTTTTAACGTGCGTACCGTTTATCAACAAAGATATGCAATCCGTAGCAAAAATGGATTTAGAACACTACATGAATTGGATCGATGAGGTGAGCGAGTGATGGCAACTTGCAAAGATTGTATTCATTACGAAGAAGTGTGCGAATATAACAATGCTGCACTTGACGATAAACCGTGCGCAGCATTCAAAGACCGCTCCCGATTCGTGGAGCTGCCTGCCAATGGTATTATGTACGGAATTATTGATGGAAGAGTAACTGAATTGCTTAACCTGATTGTACAGCCGGGCGACAGCGGAATGTGCGTGCTTTCTCCCGACAACATCAACAAAACAATCTTTTCAACCAAGGAACAAGCCGAACGGGCGTTGAAATTAAAGGAGCGTGAAACATGAAGCCAACATATATTTTCCCAGCCGTTATGATCATCATGGACATCGGTGCGGCGGTCATGTGCGTGATTGGTAAGGACTACAAGAAAGCGGTCTACTGGGTTGCCGCGGCGGTACTCAATGCCGCTGTTACGTTTTGAAAGGAGCGTGAAAGAAATGACCGAAAAGCTAAAGCCGTGCCCGTTTTGCGGGGGAGAAGCACGCCTTCAAAAACGTGAAAGGGTTTTTATCCAGGGTAAAACGACAAGAGCCGCATATGTTCGATGTTTGCACTGCAACGCAAGAACGGAGCGAGTTCCATATGAGGAATACGGAAAGTCAAGCTGACTTTCAGCTCTTTGAAAGACGGGAAAGTGAAAAAATACGGAATGAAAGGTGATTGAACTATGATTGCTGTAATGATTTTTGCCTGCGGGCTTCTTATTGGCGGTGGAACCGTTCTGTTTGTCGGTGACTATCTTGTGAAGCCGCCGTCAAACACATGTAAGAATTGTGTATCCTTTGAGGTGTGCCGCTTTTGGGGACGGGGTAAGGACGACGGACAATGCCGCTTTTTCAAGAAGAAGCAGAGCGCGGGCAGCTCCTCAGATATCGCCATTCAGATCGGCGATATTGTTTATGTTATCAACAGCAATTACCATGTGATTAATACTTATACCGTTGAAAAAGTCATCATTGGTAAAACCATAGAAATCGAAGCGAGAAACGGCGGCCATATTCTGACGTTCCCTATTGATGATTTCGGGAAAAAGGTTTTTACAACAGTAGATGATATTAAGCGTGTAATTGAAGAATTGCAGCAGGAGCAGGAGACGGATGAATGACGCAGAGCAAAAAAAGCGACGCCTCAAAGGATACAATGAAAGTACAAAATCTTCGGGTATCGAGCAGGGACAGAATTCTGTTTGTCGTAAGTTTCCTGAACCGCGCCCGCCCTGTCAGCGTTCGTGAAATTCAGAATGAATTGAATAATGAATTCGAGGTATTTGTTGACAGGAGAATCGTGTACAAAGACTTACATGCGATTGAGATCCGTTTTCCTCTTGAGGTGACATTCCGGAATAACATTCCGCACTATCGCCTTAAGGTTCCGTCTCAATCACAATGAAAAATTTGGAGGCGTCAGAATGATAATATTAGCGCCGCTCCTGCTGATTATCCTTGCGGGAGCTTTCGCGCTGGGCTTAACGCTGTTGATCGAAAATACCCTTCACAGGAAAGATATTGTTCTCGATGATATTGTTTTCTTTATTGAGGGCAATGGCGTGAGAGCGGCAAGAATTGACTTGATCAAGTACAACAAATACCATACAATGTACCGAGCCGTCCCGAACGCGGGAGAAAAAATTATCTTTTTCGCAGAGGACGTCGGAGATAAGATATTCTGCTCAAAACGCGAAGCAGAAAAATACATCAAACGATGATTTGTTTCCCCGGTGAAACAAAAGCCGGCTTTTCATCCAAGGAGATCTGAAAAATGAGTAATGCGTATGACTTCCCCGTGACTGGATTGCTAAAGATTCGCGAAACAGGTACAATAATCCCTTTGTTGGACATTCCTGTTATGTCAGACGGGGAATGGCGGAAAAGAGCTTTGAAATCCCGGGCGGAGCATCCTGAATATTATTCCGGAAAGGAGAGCGAAACCGATGGACATACCTGAAAATATTAAAATCGGCGGCAAGATCTATCAGGTTGCCGTTACAATGATGTTGAAATCCGGTTCGGTGAATAGTTCTGCGGAAATCGATCACGGAGAATCCATGATTCGTATTACGCCGCAGGAGGATCAAAAAATGTGTACTGATTTTCTTCACGAGATGGTTCACGGTATTCTCAACCACCTCGGCTATACAGATCACGACGAACAGCTTGTGGACGGTATTGCAAACACTTTGTTCGCGATTAACGTTGATAACCCCGATTTGTTTATGAATCTGAGGTAGGATATGACAATCAGGGAAATCAAGGAGATAAACAGGCTGATTTCAACGCTTGCGCACAAGAAAGAGCGAATAAAGGCAGAAATGCTGAAAACCTCTCCGGTGCTGTCAGGACTGCCGGGAACATCAAACGGCAGTCATCAGGACAAAATCGGAAAATGTGTTGCCGAAATCTCTGATTTGGAAACGCGGATCGCTCAGCTGAAAGCCCGGCGGGAAAGCGAGCTGAGCCGTTTATCAAAGGACATTGACGAAGAAAACTGCATTTATCTGTTTCTTGTGGAAAATTATACATGGCTGAAAATCGCGCAGATTACCGACGGAAGGCTTGATACCGTGAACAGCATAAAAAAGCGCTGCTACCGGCATGAATGGTAATTGGCACAAAGTCACGAATAAGTATGATATAATTATAATTGAGTTAAGTGAATGGTAGAACAGGACCACGAGCTTTTTTGAACATTTTTTATTGCGCACCGCACAAGAAGGACTTGGAAATAATCCGGGTCCTTTTTGTTATATGCGGAATTTTAAGGCAGGTGAGTTTTATGACAAGAAAACAAAGGCGGTTTGCCGATGAATACATCATCGATTTGAACGCGACACAGGCGGCGATACGAGCGGGTTATTCTTCTTCCTGTGCAAAACAGACGGGACAGAGAATGTTGACTTATGATGACGTTCAAGCATATATACGGGAACAGCTCGACAAGCTGAGCAAGGAAAAAATTGCTGACGCGCAGGAGGTCATGGAACACCTGACGGCTGTAATGCGCGGCGAAACAACCGAGGAAGTTGTTGTCGTTGAAGGCTGCGGCGAAGGCGTTTCCGAGGCAAAGATAATGAATAAGGGCGTCGGAGAACGCGACAAGTTGAAAGCCGCCGAGCTTCTCGGCAAACGGTATGGATTATTCAAGGAGCGTGTGGACTTAGACACGACAGCCACAGTGACGATTGTTGACGATCTCGACGGGTAAAGTGCAGCAGAAACGGATTTCCGATTTTGTCGGCAAAGGCTATGATGAGTTCTGGAAATTCAAAGGCAGATACCGCGTCTGCAAAGGTTCGCGAGCCTCCAAGAAATCAAAGACCTCTGCTTTGTGGTTCATTGCCAACCTTTCAAAGGATAAATACAAGGAAGCCAATCTGCTCGTCATCCGCAAGACGTACCGCACACTCAAGGACTCCTGCTTCAAGGAATTGAAGTGGGCGATAAACAGGCTCGGCTTGCAGGATACATGGACAGCGAAAGAATCTCCCTTGGAAATCGTTAACCGCAGGACAGGACAGACGATATACTTCCGAGGGCTTGACGATCCGTATAAAATCACCTCGATCACCGTTGAGCACGGGTATTTGTGCTGGTGCTGGATCGAGGAGGCGTACGAAATCATGAATGAAAGTGATTTCGATACCATAGACGAATCTATCCGAGGTGAAATGCCCGCGCCGCTTTTCAAACAGTTTACTTTGACCTTTAACCCGTGGAATGAGCGCCATTGGATAAAAAAGCGTTTTTTCGACGCGGAGCCGAGTCCCGATATTCTGGCGATGACAACCAATTATCTTTGTAACGAGTGGCTTGACGAAGCGGACAGACGACTTTTTGAAGCCATGAGGGTGAATAACCCGCGCCGTTATTCCGTCGCGGGAGAAGGCAACTGGGGCATTTTAGGCGGGCTTATTTTTGAGAACTGGGTCGAGCAGGCTTTTGACCTTAAGACGGTTCAAAGGGAGATACCAGACTTAAAGAGTGGTTTTGGGCTTGACTACGGCTACACCAACGACCCGTCCGCGGCGTTTATCGGATTCGTCGATTTGAAGGGCATGAAAATCTATGTGTGGGACGAGTTGTACGAGAAAGGACTTTCCAACAAGAAGATTTACAATAAGCTCGTGAGCATGGGCTACGGCAAAGATAAATTCACAGCTGATTCCGCGGAGCCGAAAAGCAACGACGAGCTTAAGGATTACGGTTTGAAGATCAAGGGCGCAGAAAAAGGCAAGGACAGCGTGAACAACGGCATTCAGTGGATCCAGGACTTCCAGATCATCATTCATCCGCGCTGTGTCAACTTCATCACGGAAATCTCCAATTACACGTGGGCAAAGGATAAATTCGGTAACAAGCTCAACGAGCCGATCGGCGATTTTAACCATCTGATGGACGCTATGCGCTACGGCCTTGAAAAATACATCAGAAACAAGAAATGGATTATTTAGGAAGCATGTGAG